TGGTCGCGAGACCCTTCGAAAGCCTTGACCTGATTGACTGTTTGGTCAGACAGGTCGATGCCGACGCGCTTGAGACGCGACCTCATAAAGAGGTCAATGCCTTTCTGCACGTACCCATTCCAAAGCGGTTCGACAGCGATGGTTCGATCAACCAGAGTTGTCTTTGGGACAAATGTAACATTATTATATTGCACCTTTTCACTACGCGTCTCGATCAGGCTTTTAAGCTGGTCATAGTCGTAGCAGAACTGTCGATGTTCGGGAAACTTAAACATCTCCCATATACGAGGTTCGGCTACTGATAACGCGGAGCAGACGTAAGGTAGAGCCTGGGGAGTGACGGACCATGTATCGGCACAAAACTTTCGTGCCGCACTCGTGGTGTCGCCACCAACCCCTATGGACGCCCCTGGACCAAAGTCACACTGCGCATAAATGGCAGGTAGGTTCGGGATTTCTCCCAATACGTACGCAATCCACTTCTTAGCCCTTCGCAGGGTGTCAGAATGCGGTCCGTCTTCCCGAAATATCTGGTGACGGAATCTTATGTTGTACCTTTTACACCGGAGTTCAGCTTTCTCGAACTTCTGTGCTGCCGCATCTCGTGCATATTCTTTAATGCCCGGGACACGGTGAGGGTACTTCTTTATCAGTGCAACAAACTGCGACATCGAGAGTGTTTCCTCAACGGTCCCCAGCACTGCGGGGACACTCGCAGCCCAAACAAGGAGATCAAGCCACATACGCTCGTACAACAAGAGCGCAACGTAAACTTTTACTCCACTGTCAGGGAGGTTCGACAAAGCCAGCTTCATTAGACGGAGATACAAAACCTCCGCCCGTGGTTTGCTGGTGATGCTAAACGCTCGGATACCTGACCCGAGTGATGCCTTTTTCCGAGGTTTCATTTGGATACCTTTGGAGTTATTTGCGATGACAACCTACGTGTTCTAAAACACGCAGATCGCCACGCCGCCCAAAATAATAGTGGCGACGAGACTTAAGACAGCAATGATGAGAGTCACTATGGTCAACATTACATATTGACGGTCAGTTTCTTCAACGCTGCTTTGTACGCTGCCGAGGCAATGTACGCGCCCAAGTCTGCACAAATGGCATCGATGTCAGCATCAGATGCGCCCACAGGGATCGAGTGGTCTAACGCGCTCACCGAAGGGTGAGAGGTCGTCAAGGCCCCGGTCAATGTGTGTGTACGCGTGAGTTTCACACGGTAGCGCGCAACTCCGCTGAAGGTAGGCGTGGGTTTCGGTTCGGTACGCGCCAGCAAGATTTCATCCTTGACTGACAGCGTATCGGCCGGGCCAACGTAACCGACGGAGTCTTGACCCACACGGTCAGCTGTGTAGGTTTTTGCGTTTACTGTAAGGGACATCGGATTTCTCCTA